GTCGAAACCGGAAGCCGTCCGGTTGAAACGGTTCGATCTTCCGTCATCGGATTGGTCGGCACAGCGCCGGCTGCTACCGAACTGAATTTCCCGATCGATACACCGGTATTGATCACTAAAGAAAAGGATTTTGCAAACATCGGTGCAACCGGAACATTGCCGGCAGCATTGAAAGCGATCTTCGGGATAATCGCTGTACCCGTTGTGGTGATACGTGTTACCGAAGGTGCCGATGATGCTGCCACACAGGCAAATGTCATCGGAGGAGTGGATACCGGAACAGGAAAACGCGAAGGAATTTCCGCGCTGCTTGATGCCGAATCGGTTGTGAAGGTAACCCCGCGCATCTTAGCCGCGCCGGGATATTCAAAGAATGCAGGCGTAGCCGCAGCGCTTCAAAGCGTAGCAGGTAAACTTCGTGCAATCGGCATCATCGACGGAACCAACACGAAAGATACGGACGCGATTGCACAGGCAGGCACGTTTGATTCAGCGCGATTGTTCTTAGTCGATCCGAAATCGAAAGATGAATTGGGCGCATCACAACCGTCAAGCGCGTACGTTGCCGGCTTGATCGCATGGGTAGACAATGAATACGGTTTTTGGGTATCGCCCTCAAACCAAGTAATACCAAATATTACCGGCACTGATCGGCCGATTGATTTTGCGCTGGGCGATGCAACATGCGAAGCGAACCTCTTGAATGAAGCGCATGTAGCAACGATCGTG